TGAGCACCAGGAATAGGAGAAAGCTGGCCTTGTGGTTCAGGGCAATCACAATTTTCACAACCACAATCACTTGTCTGAGTCCAAGTTCCACTTCCGCCAGGGTCAGCACAAGGCAGAGATGCTTCAAACCCAGAGCAAAGACCAGAAATTACTATCTCTGTCTGACCTCCGACCGGTGCGGCTGCTGAGTGCGTCTGTGGACACTGGTGCGTGACACATGGGCTGGTGCAAGTGTGGCCAATAAGTTGCCATTCATTTGCAGAAGAGTTCCATTCATAAGTACATTCGCCCGGACATCCGATTTCATGGGCGGGTGGGCATGTACAAGGAGAAGGGCATCCTGAAATGACATCACCAGTAGCAGTATTGTAAGTACAAATCCCATTGCACTCTGCCTCAGAAGTTGCCCACGTCCATTCACATGTTTTGTTGGCACATTGGCAACCAGAATCATTACTTTCCCCACAATCCTCTACAAGTTCCCAATAACATGGATTTGGCGTGTCGGGCGGCACGCCAGGTTGCATGGCATATGGATCATACTGATACGCAAGCGAAAACAAATCGGCGGAGATCTGGCAGGTGTGAGTACACGTAATGGTGTCGATTGGGATGCCGCCAATCACTCCTCCCTGACTTCCACACGAACCGTTTGTCATAGGAGGACAGAAACAGGAAGGCGATTCACCACTACAATGATTTCCCACTTTGTAGTCGATGCCATTGACCGTGACAACTGTCGGGGTACTGTTCAGTACCCACGGGCCGTTCATCGAAATGGACGTATAAATACAAGTCCCGCATGGTGGTTCTTCTCCACCGGAACATGTACCGTAATACTCCTGATGCTGATCGGGGTTAGGAGGGTCATCAACGCCGGGTGTGCCCCATAACTCGTCGTCAAAATCACATGAACATCCGGGGCAGACAGGGCACGTACTAATTTGTTCCCACGTACCACCTTCGCACCCAGAGTCAGTACAAGCTTCGGACGTGCAGGGAACGTATTGGTCAAAGAAGGCATCGACCCATGTTCCACATGGGGGATTATAATTGGGATCATTAATATCCCCTTCACAATATTCACAATCTACCTGATTATCGTAGTCACAGTCGCTACCATCGGTGCAATTGGTGCAACCTTCTGGTATGAAATATCCATCATCGCAACAGCAGCCTGTCGTCCCGCAATCCGAGAGTTTTACCGGGAATCCATCGGGCGTCAACTGCGTCGTAGAATATTCGCAGCAAGCCTCGCCGGTACCAGGAGGCGTACTGCCCGCCGTGCAAGGAGGACAGGTGACTTCTTGAGCCTTCAGCGACCTGCTACCTCTCACCCGCTTGAGGTATTGCTCTATCTTCGCAAACTTCTCTGCGAGGGTTCTTTCTTTCAGGCTATACGTTGAAGACAGACTTAGGGCTTCCGTCTGCGCCTGAACACAGTCGCCTTCCCAGGTTGTAGTCCCAGCGGCAGGAGGGGCAGTAGGGCCATTTGTACATTCACAATAGCCCTCAATCCCCGTCTCCACGTAGCATTCCACTTCGCATGTGTTTGTGTCTAATGCCCAATGACCGCCAGAGCCGCTGCCCGTTATATAGGAACATGTCCCAGTAAATGAAGTGCCACTTGCCGTTCCCGCAGGAGGATCGTCGTCGCCAGGAGTTCCCCAAGCCGTTGTCCAAATGCACTCGCAATTGTCACATGCAAGGCATGTGTTCGTACAATCCCACGAATCATTTTCCCAAGTACACTGGCAATCTCCGGTCGATTCACATGTGCAATCCTCTTCCACCCAATTCCATATGCAATCAGAGCCACAAGTACACTCTTCTTCCTCTTCTTCAGTCGGTGTCTCCCCGCATGCGAACGTTATCGTAGTTCCATCATTTTGGTTCGTGGTTGGATCTCCGCCATCAGGGTAGCCAACGGGCAGTTCCTCGCAAGGGTCACAACTAGAGTCAGCCTCATCGCAGGCAGGCGTGGTAGTCCATGTTCCGCCGTTCTGACCACATTTCGTTGGAGTGCCCCAAGCCCCGACGCTACAAGTTCCTGCTCTTACCCAGGACCCCGTACAAGAAGGCGGGATGTCTGTGGTGCACTCACTGTCCCATACCCATGTGCAGTCCCCGCAGGGGGATGGATCTTCTTCACATGGTGTCCAAACCCATTTGCAAGTGCCGTCGCACCCACATGGATCGCAACGATAAACCCATTTGCATTCCCCCTCGCATGAGGTCGGACATTCACAACAATCCCAACAATCTTTAAGTGCCATATAAAATCTCTATATATAAAGTATTATTACTTATATAGAGACTTCGCCTTCTGAATCACCTCTTTAGTTTTATTGTCATCTAATCTAAGGATTTTACTTACGAGAGAAGATTTATTAACAACATCTCTATAAGATCTTATATTGGAATTCCAAAGTTTATTTGCTCTAACCTTTCCAATGTGAGGAAGATTGCATAAGCCAACCAAATAATCATCCACCCCATAAACAACTCTGGTCTGTAGATTTCCCAACCACTCTTTTTGATCCCATTTTGCACTCATGGAATCAATCGACTTCAAAACCGTTGCCAGACGTGGAAAATCCATTTGAAGCCCTCTCATATATGGATTAAAGGTCTGGCTGGTCAAGCCTTTAAGCAAAAGATGATATGCATAAGCTGATTTTATGACAGGCTTTTTGATATTTCCAAACATTTTCCTTATACGAGCGGAAAAAGGCCCCATTTCTTCTTCTTCATTTTTACTAACTATGCCAAGCTTACAAGACTCCACACTGGCAAGGGCCATTGAAATCGCATAATCATTATCCTGCCTATTATTTTCAAATATACTAGAAAAATTCCTTCTAAGATCAGCAACATCAAAAGGATCAAAATAAAACATACTGGATATTTTTCCTACCGCATTAACCTTATATTCTCCTTCATACTCTCTAATAATCCCTTTTTTTAATAACAAATCAACCAATTGGTCAACAACATCGTCATCTAATTGCATCGACTGAAATGCAGCCAAACTTCTTGCATACCATTCATGAAAATCATCTTTATTCCTTATGCTTCCATGATGAATTTCACTCACTACATGAAAAGCCATTATTTTATGATGACCACCTAAAGTGTCAAGCATTTGCGATTCAATGTTTTGCTTCCTATTTAATTTCTTTACATAATGATCCGACTGGCTCTCAGGAACTAATATATAAACATCCCCTGATGGGTCATATTTTGGACGACCTGCACGACCTGACATTTGTTGAATATCATAATTTTCTACTTGGCTCAAACCACGATGAACTCCCAAAATTACAACACGGCGAGCCGGTAAATTTAATCCCCACGCCACTGTTGATGTGGCAACCAAAACTCTAAGGTCTGAATCTTCCTTAAAGTCCTTCTCCAATTTAAGCCTTTTAGCTTTTGTCAGATCCGCATTATGATATCCACAATTAATCCCTGCTCGCTCCAACGCTGTCTTCATATATCGGCCAGTTCGCTTGGTATGAGAAAACACAAGGAACTTGTCATCTGGATAGTCTTCTACAACCTGTAGGGCGTGTGCAACTTTATGAAGCTCTCTATCTTCATATTTCTTATCACCATCATAATATTTCTCATAATGGATAGTTAAAGGGCAAGGCCGATAAGAAGATTCAATTAAATATGTCTCTTTTTTCGTTAACTCGTAACTAACCCACTCGCCAATTTGATCCACATTTGGCATCGTAGCAGATAAAAACACAAGTCGAATGTTTGGATTGACTTGTGTAAATTTCATCAATGCTGCTTCTAAATGATCCCCTCTACCATCGACTCCTATAAGGTGAAACTCATCAACAATTAAAGTCCCAACTTCAGAAAGAAAATTGTTTCCCTCTGATTTATGATTACGGCATCTATGACTCAGCATTTCGCTTGTCATTAATATCAAATTTGCATCAGCCAACTCTTTTTTGCGGTCTTCAGTTATGCGGTAATCACCTGTACAAATAGAAATCTTTAAATCTTTAAAATGATGATCATCGGACGACCAATCGTCAATTTTTTCTTGTGCCAAGGCCTTCAAAGGACTCAAATAAAGCCCCTTGCCGCCTCTCTCACGCACTTCGTTGCTAAGAAACATCTCCGCTATCGCCGTTTTGCCAGAAGACGTTGACGAGGCTATTATAGCGTTACAATCCCTATTATAGATCTCATAAGCTCTTGATTGGACAGGATTGAATTCATCAAAAGAAAAATTAGCATAATCAGGAAAGCTGCTAGCTGGAACTAACTCATTTTGGTCTCCAAGTTTAATAACCGCTGGCATCACACTCCCTCATTTGTTACCAAATCAACCCCATTAAACCGGATCGCTCTAATAACGACAAATTAAGATCTTCTAGAAGATTGGGTCTTTTTAAGTCTACTCAATGCCGTCCCAACTTCAACAGACAAAACATCTAACATTTGATAAAAATCTTCGGCACCATCGGCGGCCCCAAGCCATTTGTCCATTTCTTCATTTTTGGAAATGAAATTAACAGCCTCGCCAAGATCCCCTCCCACTCTTTGAGAAAATCTGGTTTTTAAAAAAAGCAAGTCCTTATAGGATAAAGATGACACATACTCTTTTAATACACTATTTGAACTTCTCATAATTTACCTCGTTCACAAATAATGACTGAAATAATAAACTCAAAAAAACTTGAAGAACTGCTTATCGCAAATTGGACTAGCTTCATAAACTACAGCAAACTTATGGCCCGCATCCTAGAAATAGTTCGTGACACAGAACTGGCTGTAATGGAACAATCAACAATTCCAAAAATAGGAATACAAATTAGCATCTCCAGGTTTGAATTAACACACAACGGATTCTTAATATGGGTAGAATTTAAGGCTCCAAAAGAGGAAAACAAAATCGCAATAGGAACAAGCGAACTTAAATTATCCACCTCTGGGGACCTCAGTCACATTAAAACCATAGGCAACCTTTACGCTACTAACGATTAAACAACATTTACCAAACGAATGTTTTCACCATCCTCATCAATTAAATCTGATTCAAGAAGCATACTATTATAATCTGAAAATCTCAAGCCCAGATTATAAGAATCCAAACTGACCTCTCTTTCATTTTTAGAAGCCGTGAGCCAACAATATTCATCAACCTTAACCGTTCCGTTTTTCCCTTCTTGTGTAATTCCAATTTCTAAAACAACCCGATTGGGCAAAAGTAACTCTATAGAACCATGTTCTTCAAGTTGAGAAATAAGTAGTCTTTGAATTTTAGCACTTTGAGTTTTTGAACTTGCCATAATTATACCTCCAAAACCTATAATAAATGGATTTGGAATTATATAGCCTTTAATAAAAATTAACCTCATTAGGTTTAATGCAGGCATAATTAAAATCTTCATAAGAACATTCATGGCCCTGTGGCGGGTGTAATAAATTACCAACTTTATCAATTGATCGAGTCCAGCAATAAACTTTATTTGAGTCTGAAAAAAGCTCGATAAACGACAAAGCCTCATCACCCAAAACCCTTCGGGCTATTTTGCAAACAAGAAAAAAGGGAAGAAATGGAACATGCTTACCCATTATTTGGATGCTTTCTAAATAATAACTTTTATAATCAGCCTTGCTATAATGGATGTCAACATCATATCCATCAACACAAAAAGTCCCCGTCTTCAATGGACTCAAAATGTCTTCTTCGGAACGATCTCCCAAAGGATAGTTGTAAGCTATCAATCTTTCGCCCAATCTTTTTAAATTAATAATTTCTTTATCAAAATTTCTATTTTCCATTATGCCTCCATCTTATATATGAAAAAAAAAATGCTAAATAAATTTCTTAGAATAAATAATACCTTCATCCGATGGATGCAATAATTTATTAATTTCATTTAAGCCTAATATTGAAAACATCTCAGAAACTTGAGAATTAGAAACAAACCTAGAATTCATACTCCAAAACCCATCAGAATCTGACGAAACTCCATTCTTCTTTAATCTTGCTAAAAACCAATCCCTAGTTTGTTTAACGCCTTCCGTTAAAATCTTATTGCTGTCCCAGAATCCCAATAATCTAAAAACATCTTTTGCGTCTAACCATAAAAAAGATGACCATGGATCTCCCTCTACATAATTATAAGGAATCCCTATTTTACTAGTTACATTAATAAAATGAACAATTAATCTAACCCAATTTTTAATCAAAAATGGGTCAAGACACCCTAAATTGCCTATAATTCTAAACTCTATAGTTTCCCGCTTCCCCTTCTTAAGATGATAAGTATTTAAAGAATAATACTTTACATTTCCTAACCTAGAGATAAGAAGAGATGGCGACATTTCCGCATCATGTTCGATCAAATCAGTCAGTCCTATAAACTGGCAGTATCGACTACTCTTTCTTTTGCGAGGAACCGAATCAAGAAAAACCGGCTCACATTTAATCCAATGATATAAAACCGAGGCCAACTCGCTCTCTGACAAATCCGCCACTTCAACATGAACGTGCAAAGAGCACCTCTCATCCGCCGCAATTGATTCATCATCAGAAAATGCTTCAACAACACGACATATGTCTTTAAGACCTTTCCACCCCTTAGAAACAGGAGAACAGACCTCTATCCCACAACTCGAATCAGGCTTAACAATCCACAACTCATTGTTATGAGTATGATGCCATTTAGTTATTTCTACAGTTTTATTTAAAGATCTAGAAATCAAATTGGCAACATAATCAGAACCAGCAGGATTTCTCCCCGCCAATGGCCTACTCTGGCCGTCAAGCGAATTTAATTCAATTTCAACGCCAAAACGCCTACCGTAATCGAATTCCAGATAACCATCGCCCATGTCCATAAATTTATTTTAAAATCCTACAAATTTAAATCAAGCTTGATTTAAAACCACAATGTAATAAAATGTTGATATGAAAAAAATCAAAAACAGACAATGTCTTTTACTCAAAACTAAAGACAAAAGAGAATTCCTAACTGAAAAAAGCAATTATTCTTTACTTTTGGAATTTTCTAAAAAATTTAGTCTTGAAGTATCTGTAGTGAAAATAAAAAAAGCAACAATTCTAGAACTAAGCGAACTCGCCGCTGCGTTCTGCGATCCCAACTATTCATCAGAAGAAATAACTTATGAATTAATTGAAACAAAAATATCTCAAATTAAAAAGCCTCGCAATAACATTATAAAAACTTCAGAAAAATTAGATGAATATATAAAGAAAGAATTTTTAGCAGGCAAAGTTATATCATTAAAAAAACTTAAAAGAAGATTTTCAAGATACGAACTAACTGATTCCTGCTTATGCAACCACATAACAAAAATAAGAAAAGAATTAGAATCAGAAGGATATAAAATAAACAAAGATAAAACAGAATATAATATTATTTAATTTTCATCTACGAGCGACAATAACAAAATCAACTTCTGCCCGAAGTTTTTCTCGCTGGCAGTCATTTAGTGGGCGTCCACCAGGAATCGGCGGCAAAACTGGTGTTACGCTAAACACTTCCCAACGACCATTAAGAGAAAGATTGTTCAATTCCTCTTCTAAAGCCAAAACACTAGAACGAATGACCTTCCATTCGTATTCCGTGTATCTAGTGGGACGAGTCATTCCAGACAAACTTCCTATGTCTCCCGGCATCAAAGACCCTCTCCGGTTTTTACTTCTATGTCAAGATCCTCTTCGTTTTTTACTTCTATTTCTTCTAAGTCATCAGCATCTTCTCTATGAATGGCCAACTGGTACTTCGACAGATAATCTTCCACTTGCTCTTTCGATTCGGCGCCAATCAAAGACGGACATCGATATAAAACATCTTCAGGGATATCGTTACGAGCCATGCTGCTTCTGAATTTAATCTCTTCACCAGCAGCCCAAGGTTCCTTGACAGTAAAACTCCCTTTGCCGCTCACATCGATTCTCTCAGACACGATTAAAGTGTTCAAAAGACCAGAAAGAGGGTTTATCCCACGATCAAAATAAAGTTGAACATTTTCGGTTTCCACAAAAGGACGAAAAGTTTTATTTTTCATATTCTTAATCTTCATATTAATGCCGACAATAGACCCGATCTTTTTATTTTCAATCTTCTTTTGAGTCTGTGTTCTAATACGACATGAAGCATAAAAAGGCAACGCATTGCCGCCACCGCCTGTCGTCTCAGGGTTCCCAAACATAACACCTATTTTTGAACGAGTCTGATTAATCACAACCATCGTTGCGTTCTGTTCTTCCAATATAGGAGTCAACTTTCTAAACTCCCGACTACAAATCTTGGCACGTTCGCCAGGTTGTTCCTTGCCGCCAACAATTCTCTTCCAATCAGCATCTGTGTAATCTTCAGGAAGCTCAATTTCCCTATATTCTCTAGCACTAGGAGACACGCTGATAGAGTCATATACGATTACTATAGGAACATCTATGCCTTTAACCTCTCTCACCTTCTTGATAACTGTATAGACTTTATTGAAAACTTCCTCTAACGTCTGCGGCGTGTATCTGATAACCTTAGAAACATCTACATGACTAGCCGATTGTACAAAATCTTTATTTATAGTATTTTCACAATCTAAATATATTGGAAAACCACCAAGCTTCTGACACCCACGAATAACATTGGTGGCAATAAGAGACTTTCCTGACGAGGCCGGACCATATATCTCTGTAAGTCTGCCGCCGGGAACTCCGCCATTTATGAATCTGCCACTGCAAACAAAGTTAACTGCCAGGTTCCCAGTGTCCACAAAATATTTAATGCTGTCTATGTCATCTAGAACACTGCCACCAGTATCCGCAGCAAGTTCTGCAAACAAGTCTTCAGCACCTTTTTTACTCTTCTTCGCCATTTATTATCTCACCCAAATTATCAATAATAGAAACATAACGACTACAATCAGGACAGGGTTTAATTGGATTAAAACCCAAGTCGTCTAAAGGAATCCAATATGTTTTATTGTTCTGACATATAAAACAAAACTTTTCAATCAGACAAAGTCCATTTTTCATCCCCAAAACAAGATAATCTTCAGCCATTGCATTCGCCCCCTGCCAACAAGACATTCAAATTATATCTTAATTTAAAAATAAAACAATATTAAAAAATGCCTGTAGCAAGCACGGAGGTGACGCCCCCAATGTTCTTGCTACAGGCATAATTATCTCAAAAACAAGTTTTTAGCCCAAACTTCTTAACTCTTTAAGAAAGTCATCATCGGCCAAAACCTCATCATCCCCATCGTCAGATGCTGCTTTCGCTTCATCCTCCGACGAGCTAGATTCTTCCACATCAAAGGGCGGCGACTCAACCTTTTTAGTCTCTACCCCCTCTTGTGCCTTCATTGAATCCGGCACGGGAAGAGTGGTGGTTGGCGACCCTTCAAGCTTGAATTCTGAAGGGTCAAACCCGCCTTCGGCACTCTCCTGAGCCACCCCAAGGAACACCTTTAATTCCTGCTTAAGTTCATCTTCTGTTTTTAAGTTTCGAAGAGAAGCAAGATCATGAAGGCCAGAAAGCCATTCTTTCGCACTGTCTTTAGTGCCAAGAGGGGAAGGCTCAAGAAACTTGGATTCGTTATAATTAGGATAAGATTGAGATCCTGATTTTCTCATTCTCTTAATCAATTTAAAATCACGACCTTCCACCAAGTCACTAATGTCGCCCAACGGAGACTCGCCAAGTTCCTCATCGCCCACAATAGCACGAATGATCATTTTGTGAACAGTCTTGCCACATGAAAAAATCTTAGGACCAACATTTTCCTCAGTCTCTCCATTGGCCCCAATTTGAGAACGCACTATGACATTGTAATAGTATCTCTCAATCGGCTTAATAGAACGAGCCTTAGTTTGAAGGGCATCTGCTTCATCAGCACTAACACCATCCTTCTCAGACTCTCTCCACAACCAATTATAATATTCACAAACTGGACATTTTCCGAGCCATCTAGCACCTTGAAGTTCTCTCGGACAATGAACATTACGACCACTCATCCGGTGTGTTCTAGTTGCACAATAAAAACTAGAACCCTTAGAGGGTGGTAAAAATCTCAAGGTGACAGCACCATTCCCTTCAGGCATACGAACAAAATTATTTAAAAAATTGTTGCTGTTCTGCCCATCGGCTGAAAGCCGACTGGATTCTTGGTTGATGTCGCCAATGTTTAGTTTTTCATAGTTACTCATGTTTGTTACCTCGTTTAAAAAGTTAAAAAGTTTGTTTGCTCAGTTCAGTCTAGTTATCAGTTTCTTTCAAGTCAAGTTCAAGAATCGGTTTTTAATCACCTCCTTTAGATTCTTTTTTAGAAGACTCTTTTTGTTCACCAATCTTTTCGTATGTGATATCTACAACTTCGCCAACACTATTCCCGCCCTGCACCATCGAAGCCTTCACAGGCTTAACGTTTTCACTAGGCATTGGAGGGTAATTAGTTGGGTCTGTTATAGAATTTTCCTCATATTCTTTTTTCGCTTTCTCTTTAAGATACTCCATCTTTTCTTCCATAGTTACCAATCCAGCATCCAGAAATTCCTGATTAAGATCTTCCCGACCAGATTGTTCAGAAAAATATTGATCTTCAAGAGCCTTAAGAATTTCTAAATTATGTTTTAATTTATCTACAATTTTTTCATCTCTTTCTTCAGCAGAAATATTCACTGAAGAATTAGCATCTTCTACCATTTTCTCTACTCCATTAAAATCTTCTAAAACATCGTCCACATCTTCTGGTTGTACCTTTCTTAAAGGAGTTTGTCTCTCACGATATTTCCATTCAAGCCTTTCAATTTCTTTTTTCTGTTTAGCGTCTGCTCTAATTGCCTTCCGACGTGAGAGAACACGTTCTTTCGCTTTTTCTTTTCTTTTTCGCTCTTTTGCGATTTGCTTTTTATTTTTCTGTTTTTTTACCATTAAATTACCCCCTTAAATCAGGCATATCTGAAGAAACTGCACCTTGCCAATTAAGCTGAGTGCCAGCAGCAGCAGAAGAATTGGGATTTTCAAAACCTTTTAAAGTCGCATCAGATGCAAAATGTTTATCATTAATATCTCTCTTTCTCCCATTGTCATCTAATACCGTATAGATCATTCCATACATCAGCCCTCGCTGATCTGGGGTTTCTTTATAAATGTCATAAAGATTTCCAACAGTAAAAGCATAGCCACGGCGATGGCACTCCTGAACTAGCCCAGGAATTTCAGGATTAAAATATTCCTTCCTCAATGGTTTGCCCAAATTCTCTACCTCCGGTAATTTTGCCGGAGGGGAAGAAACCGCTTTAATCTCTTCGCCTGTTCTACGATCAGGTACAACCTCGTCAACCTCGTCAACCTCGTCAACCTCGTCAACCTCTTCAACAATAGCTTGAGAAACAGAATCAAAATTAAATTTTCTATTCTTTATGACAATACCGCCCTTAGACTCTCTAAAACTAATTTCCTTTTTAACAAATTCTACAATTTCAACATTAACAACCCAAATGTCTCTTCTGGCTAATTGCCTTATAATGGCTGACGCAACTGCATCCAACGACGTATCATCAAAAGATTTTCCAACTCGTTTTGTAAACGTCTTAGCATCATCAGTGTCATACCCTGACTCGGTTTTATCATGATAATGATATTTTACTTCATAACCCATAATTTTACTTCTTCACTATCCCAACACCATAACGTGTTTTTAAAAAAATCGGGTCTCTATTATTGCCTTTGCAAAAATCTACTAAAGCATCCCCTGCTGGTTTATGAGAGTTTACATAATCCATAACTACTAAGCCCTCATGAGAAACATTTGACCAAACATAGTCAAGATAAGTTCTGTGTGTGTCATAGCTCTCTTCTTCATTGATTATAACTAAATCCCAATTTTTATAAGAAAGTTTATCAACAAAAACATCATCCAGCACTGACCCCACATAAAAATCCATCAAACCCTTATAACTCTGTTTTATATTGGCTTTCGCCAAACGAGGGGAATAAAACACCTCAGGTTTATTCTGAAAAGCAAAAAAGTAATCAACAGTAGAACAAGATTTAAAAAATGATCCACTAAACAACCCTAATCTAAATCCCATCTCCACAACTGTCTTTGGTTTAACATATTTTCCTAAATAATAATAAAATGGAACAAATAAAGGATCGCTATATGCTGGGGTTCTCCTAGACGCCTCGTCAATAAATCGGAAACCATTCATCAACACTCTAGAACTAATTAACTGCTTCTTGAGATCAGAATTAATATTATCTTCTAACTTATCTAGGTCTACTTTGTCCATACCATTATAAAAGTGAGGCTACGCCGGATTTCTCCAGCGTAGCCTCTATTAAAATCCCAATAAATCAATATTGGGTCAACCCTGATCATCTAATCTTTTAATAGATATCTTCTTAGTCTCAGGACCAACCTTTACAGGTTCATATACCCATTTTAACTCTAATATGCCATTCTTGAGAGTTGCATCAGGGTCTCCTTTTAATTCATCAGGTAGCACAATCGCTCTAGAAAAAGAAGATCTGCGTAGCTCCTTCAAATGATAATTACTCTCTTCTGACTCATAGTCATCAGACATTTTCCCACTGATTTTCAAAATCCGAGTCTTATTTTGATCTTCAGTAACCTCCACACTTATATCATCTTCTGTCAATCCGGGCACAGAAACTTGAAAAGTGTACTCATTACCCGTAGAAAATATATCCATTTTGGGGTAATTGACTCTGGCCTTTAAAGAGCTTTTAGCTTTTCCAAAGTCTGAAAAGAAATCATCAAAGAGTTGATTGAAATGTTGCTCGAAGGGGAAAATTAAATCCCCTCTATTTGGAATTAAACTTCTCACGTTCATAGTAATTCTCCTTTCTTTAAAATACCACTGCAAAGCATGAGGTGTTGATTTAGTCACATAATGTGTCCCAAATCTATACTATATATTATAATAACAACCATAAATAATTTAAAGTCAAACTAAGGATTATCATGGAATTTAAAAACTGGTTTGGAAAACAAGATGCAGAAGTAGATGAATCTGAAATAGATCGTTTATATGATAAAGCACATATATCTGTAGAACTGGTGCGTGAATACAAACCAGAATTATTAAATAATATATCTACAATCGCAAATTTAGCCAGCGGAGCTTATGGGCTTTATAATTCAGGTGAAAATAAAAAAGTTCTACCTACAAATGCTAAATTCATTTTTGATCAAAAACATATAGATCCAAATACCATCGACTTACTGCCTAAGTCTGTTATTAAACAACAGTTCCCTGAAATAGATGAAAAACGAATTAAAGAAAGTGACACTATTCACGTCAACATAAATCGAATAGTTAAAGAATCAAAAACCGATTGGGATGCTGTTTTACAAATAGCAGCAACCATAATTCACGAATCCACACATGAAATGGAACGAGAAGAAACTGGCCAAACCAGCGAAGTAGGGCCACAAAGAGCCGAAAGAGAATTCATGAACTGGGCTAAACAAAATATGAAAAGAATTCAGGACAAATATCCTGAACTAAAAGGACAAGAAGATGGACTTCAAAAAATATCTGTTAATTAGCGAAAGCATAGAAATTGGCAACCGAACTCTGCCTGAGAGCGAATTAAACTTTTCATTCGTGCGCAGCAGTGGCCCCGGTGGACAAAAAGTAAACAAGACGGCCTCAAAAGCTGTTCTATCTTGGCACGTCAAAAGTAGCGTTATATGGGGTAGCAACCAAGAAGCACTAAGCCGATTTTTATCAGCCAACAAAACAAGTAATAAAGGACACTTCCGTGCCGATTGCCAAGAACAAAGAAGCCAAGGGCAAAATAAAGAAGCATGCATCAATAAGCTAAAAAGAGCAATTGAAGAAGCATTAAAAGAACCAGTAGAAAGACAAACGACCGCCCCAACCACTAGCTCAGTTGAAAAAAGAATTGGAAAGAAAAAACAGCGGTCACAAAGAAAATCTGAACGAAGGCAAAAGTGGAACTACTAAACTTCAAGCAATACCTAGAAGCCGGATCAAACATAGGAGACACCGGAGGCGGTTCACACTATGACCAAGGACTGATATACACTGGCAGTGGAAGTTATATGCCGCCAGAAGAAGCCGCTCGAAGACAAGCACACAACGCAGGCATCCCTTTCCCAACACCTCTGACACCGGATGTTCAACAATTTTATCCTGAGCCAACTACAATAAATTTACAAAAAAAAAGAAAGCTCAAAGTCAAGAAAAGGAATAAAGAAAGAAAGTTGGGAAAATCATGAAAACATTTTTAGAATATCATAAAGAACAAGAAATTAAAGAATTTTCCCAATGGTTAGAATTTCAAGGTTACGATCCGCAAACACTAGATCTAGAATCACTATTAGAAGCTGGTACGTGGGAAAAAGTTAAAAAGTGGGGCAAAGGAGCCGCTTTAGCTGGAGTTTTAGGAGCCGCTGCACTTGGAGGAATGACCCCAGGTGATTCAGATGCCCCATCAAAACAACCACAAACTCAATCTCAATCTCAAGAAGCTGAAGATGGGGTCACGGTTAAAGGGGACACTATCACAGTCCGCTTCTCCCATAAAAATATGAACTACAGTCAAGCCAAAGCTCTTGACATGCTTGCTAAACATCTAAAAACAGATCAGATACCTGCTGGCCATACATCGGGCACAAAAAAAGGAGATGACGGACTTTGGCATACTACAGTTGAATTATCAAAAAGCGGACAAGAAAATGCCGCAGCAGCACGTTCAGGAATGGGCGGTTCAAGTAACATCGTAAAACCATTACCCAGCGGACAAATTTCTCCTGACGCTGATCTATAAAGGTGCAAATGTGTGAGTTGTTGTTTTCGTTGCAGCATCCACATGTAACGTATAAATAGGCACACCGGACGCATCTGTAAACTTAACTATAACATCTGATCCAATGTGATTTAGATTAGGACCGGGATCTACTTCCTTTGTTAATCTTTCCCAAGTACCCGATCCCACAAAGGTAGTGTTCCTAAATTCAACAGTCCCGCCACCACGATAATCGATCATGTAGGGACTGGGGTGGATAGTTCCGGCTTCACGATATTCGATAGTCGTGTCCTCGAATACGATATTTCCAGTGTTGCCGCCTTTAAAATCTACTAGGCAGTCATTGAAGATGATATGATTATTCTTATGTGGCCCCAACTGGTCGCCATTCACACCTCCCGGTTTAAACACAGAGGATCGGGCGAACGGGCTGCTGTCCGCCACGTTTTCCCTAAGTGACACGAAGGTGTTGTTGATAGCGGATGGCTTCAACGGCTCTTTATCATTACCACTTAATCGGTAAACAGCCGATTGGCTGTCGCCCTTAATCTCTATATAGTTATCTTGAATAATTAGGTTGTTAGCACAGCTTTCTACTTGTATTCCATAACATCCCCCCAGAGGATAGTTTCCTTTATGAAAATACTCCTGATTAAGTGGTAACTCCTTGGTAACAATATGGCAGTTGTTTATTGAATTGTAACCAGAAGCCTCCGGGTGACCGTCCCAGTGTATACCTCTGCTTCCGTCGTCTACTTCGGTATTGCTGATATGAACATCTTGAACGACCGTAGAGCTTGATGGGCCTCCCTCACGAACCATCACAAAGAAGCCGTTGGTAAATCTCACTTGAGTCCTACCCTTACCAGAGATAACCAAACTACCATCACTATCTTTTTTAAGACTACAAGCAATAGCACCTTGGGGGCTTCCGATGGAATTTAATCCGAAGAAATTATCTCCCAACATAGAATGAGTGAAAATAGAGTAGCCGCCAAAGCTTTGTCTGGTCGTCGTTGATGTCGCTCGATTGTTGGTTCTTACAGTCGGGCTGACATGTAGATTACTTGCATACGATGCTTGTATACAGCATCCTATCGAATCGTTAATACTTCTTGGATGAAGGGACATGTAAATATTGCCTTCAATCTTACAATTGCTTGAGGATCGCATATTAACACAACAGCCGCCAAATCCGTATCGACCTTCAACAATTCTTCCTTTGTCGCCTTTTAGGGTAAAACCTTCCATTGTTCTATTATATTCTTTTTTGACGGGAATGTCGGGAGAGTCGTTGTTCCAGTGGACAGCACTGCCCCTAGTGGTTATGCCGTGGCATCTAGAATAGTTCAACTTTACATTGTCCATCCTAACGTGTCCTTCTTCTTTGCCCTCAACCAATTTAAAAGTAAACTCGATTGGGCCTGTCACATCTTCTTCTGGCATAAACATGGCCCAAGCAGTCGTTCCGGGTTTGTCTCTTTTGGGGCCAGCAACTGGTTGCAAACCGCCTATCGTAACGTCTATATCTACTGTTGATCTCGGTCGGTCGTCCCACCATGATAGAGCATAAGTCTCGCCAGCTTTGAGGGTTCTATTTGCTGTGTGTTTTAAAACATATTCTTTGCCCGGAACCATCTCTGGAATCACAAAAGAACTTTTTCCTACCTGGCATTCTCGTTTTAAATAATCACAATCGGATTGAATGTGGGAGCCTTCTGGTAGTTCCCATCCTCGCCCTCGCCGTGTCCACTTTGAACCAAATGCAAAATTCCAAATCCTCTGCATTGTCATATTGGCGAATGAAATCGTGTGGTCTTGGATGTCAAAGGTGATGTTTTTTGCAGCGACAGCAAATGCTGTTCGTGGAGTTGTTACATCTGTCTCTAGCACGTAGGTCGCACCCTCTTGTTCCAGTGCGTAGCCACCCCATTCTTTTCCATTATTGTCTAACCACTCTTGATCTATGATTATATTCATTGCTAATTACCTTTATTTTTTTTCTACTAATAATCATGTTGTCTCTCAAGTGCGTAACAATGTTAAGTGCTGATGTTCTAAACGCTAACGGAACAACCGTATGTGTTGTGCAACAAACTACAGCGACAATTAAAATATTCCTATATAGGCCCTAACCTATAAAAATAGGCCCAATCTTAAGATTGGGCCTATTTGGATCGTGCTTCAAGTGAATCCGTGATTTATACTCACTCAACGTGAGTTACAACGCCCTTAAGGGTAATAGGAGAAATAGATTTCCAATGTGTTAATTTATTACTAAAAAATGGTTTCCCGCCTGCCTCTCGATTGACGGCAACCGTTATATGCTTAATTTCGTTACTACTAGGGATTGGCAACTCCACTCCAGCGGCCATCACCAACTCATCCTGTGCCTGCGTATTGACCGTTAGCGGAGCCTCTTGACCCACCAATTCTGCGGCGGGGCCTTTATCAGGAGAACCCATATTAATTGTCATATGATGAGCAACAACTTCCCAATTCTCCGGTATGTCCAGAGAATCAACAAGCTTCTTATGGGAACCTTCATCTAAAACAAGTGCCGTATAACTCACTTCTTCTCCTTGACAGTTTTCTTAACTACTGAATCAAACCGTCTCTTGTGTTCGTTCAACCCTACTCCAGACGTTACAAATTTACCTACAAACTGCCCTTTATCGTTCCTGATGTAAGAGGTTACTTGATACCCCTTCTGCGTCATCTCCGACTCAAGGCTCTTAAGCGAAACCTGCGACATTTGTCCAATCTCATTAGTTTAAAATCCATAATGTAAATTGTACTAATGAAATCTACAAACTCAAACATAATCCTCTTTATTTGGCATATATTCTTCTAAATTTGGCAAATCAAAGGGAGAATTTATTTTATCCTCATCCACTGGGAACAATCCGTAATTGTCGCATCTCCCATCACTTGGATGCTTATATGTTAAGACTTTCTTAAGCTCAGGTTTATGTTCTTCATAAAGTTTCCTCAACACTTCAACTCTGTCTGTGATGTATTGTTCCAAACAGGCATGCCTTCTTCCTCTTCCAGAGTGATTCCCTGATTTCTTTGAGCTTTGATGAAGATCAAGGTTCAGCACTTTCTTAGCAATCAAGCCCGAAATCAAATCTGTGTCATCCATTGACTCTATCCTTTTGTTTCCTTCCAAAATCGGATCAAACGTCAGCTTCCTTAATGATCTTACTCACCTTACTATCAATGTCCGCATCAAACTGTTTGCTTTTATAAATATCAATATTAAGTTTATCCATTTCCTTGCGAATCATATGCCCTCGACTTTGAGCATTATCATGATTTTTGTCCCAAGCCCTCAAATGCTGTTGAAGCAATCTGACTTTATGCTTAGAAGCAATTGATCTATTTTTAGCTTCTTCCACCTGAGGTTCACTTTTTGCATAAGCCTCAGCCAACTTATCACTTGAACCCTGTTCTTTGTAATGTTTGAATTTTTCAGCATATTTAACATCATACTCTAAATCGTGCCTTGCCAAAAACGCTTCGGCGTCAGCAAGTCGTTGCCCAAAATAGTCATACCACGAACCTTCACGTTCTAGGTACATACTTAAATTTGATTCATTAAATTTCATATTTTCAGGATCAATAATGACTTCCATTGAACCCAATTTAATCGCTTGTTTTTTATGACTTGATTCGGCCATCATAATCTCCTTAATCTGGAAGCCCATTCAGAGCGTCATTTGAAACGCTGCCATCGTCATTAAAAGTGGCAGCAAGAGTTTTGTCAAGTTTAACGTCGTCCATATTTTCTTCTTTGTATTCATTCATCTTAGCATGATATACAGAACTATCAATCTCGCTCATCTTCAACGTCTGTGAATCATACTCAACATGAAAAGAATATCTACTTTTTCCATTACGATGTTTAACAACAAACACACGCCCAACACCCTGTTTCTTTTCTTGATAACTTTGATTCAAAGACCAAAGACAATCAAGTGGTCGCACTTGCGCAAATGCATCGGCAATCATATCATCGTCAATAAACCCGCCATTTTGCTGGGCTTCTCTGGCCGCTCGACCTGGTTGCATTGCGGTTAAAATGCAAACCCACTCCTCGGTTGCAAACCCTCTCAAATCACGAACGAGACGGTATCGAGATTCATGGGTGGGCAGACCCGCTATGTCTTTCATTTCACCCACATAATCAAGAATAATCATGTCCGGTCGAAATCCATTCATAACACATTGAGAAAAATAAGCTCGCAATGTGTTAACATCAGCACCACCAGCAGGAAATTGTTTAATAACTAAAAGATTGTTGCTAGCAGACTCATCATACCATTCAAAATCTTTCAAATGGTTTTCTAAGCTCTCTATAACAACTTCCCGATTTTCATAAAGATCTTGAATAGGTTGACCAGTAAATTGAGCATCAAATCTCTGCGCAATTCGATCCTCATCCATTTCTAGAGACACATAAAGCACCTTTTTGCCCCTATTAATGTTTTCTACAGCACCAGCCACAAGAGCTAAAGATTTACCAGATCCAGAAATTCCCATCCAAGACCCAACTTCACCACGACAAATTCCGCCTCCGGTAATCTCGTTATCAATAGAAGGAAATCCAGAAGTAAATCTCTCTACAGACTCTTGTTCTTCGCCCATTTTTTCATAACGAACACTGGGGTCTTCGAAATACTCTAAGCCAATATTGAAATCACGATCAATATTCATGGAATCACGAAGTATTCCATACACCTTAGTCCACGTCTCCTCTTTCTCTGGGTTTCTTTTAATCTCCTGTATAGATTCATTGAAGGCTTTGCGAAGACCTTGCATCTTCGCAAAGTTAACAATCTTATCAAGAAGATATTCTTTAGCATCTAATCCAGGAACATAATATTCGTAAAGAGAATCTAACTCCCCCAGGTAGCGAAGTTCAACATCTTCGCTTCGATCTAATACCTTATCTTTAATTTCCTGAACCAAAACAGACTTGGAAGGAGCCGCTTTATATTTTTTAAAATACGAAAATAAAATCTTGGCAATAACTGAATGTGCATCATTAACAAAATAAGATGGATTAACTAAATCTACGCTCTGTACTAAAAAATACCGATCAACCAAAAGCATCCCAAGAATGTTTTTTTGATAATCATCATCCCAACGATATTTTGCTTGCCCTGGACCATCAGGGTCAATCAAAGACTCAAGCACAGCCTGATCTCTATCACTCAATTCCATCTAAAGCGTCTCCCCCGCACCCAAATAACTGAATTCAGATAAACTCACCTGGCCGGATCTAATTGACTTTTCTTTAGTGATTTTCTTGCCCATTGACTTTTGAGTGTTCCAAGCAATTGCCTTGCAATAAGTTGTAAACTTAGTATCGATCTTAAGTTTCTGTTTTTTAGAAGGCCTTACGTTAAGCGGGACAACCTCTTTGACAATTTTGTCTAACAGCCTTTCTTGGAAAGGACCGAACTTTTGACGATTTGCCCCATGACGAGTACGATTGATCCATAAGTCCTCCAATTCTTCAACAACAGTAGAAGTAAATCCGTCTTTAATATAATCTTTCACATGCCTAAAACAAGACTCAATATAAACTTGCCTTTTGTAATATGATCCGGCCCGAACCATAGACAATCTTAATTCTTGAGAAATATCATCAACATCATCCGTATAATTATTGTTTAAGTTTTTCTTAACAAGCTGCCATGCCGCATAGTGTGCTAAATTGCCAAATTTCTCATCCAATTCACTATATTCAGTCTCCGTAACAGGAAACGTTTCAAAAATAGACTGCATATGTCTCCTTTCTAAATTTTTAAATGCTTTAACTCTACAAGTCGATTGCCAACTTGACATTCCGTCTTTAATTTCAATCCATTATACATTTCACAACTCTCCTCTAGAAGAATTTTAATATCCTTACACAGACTGGTAACTCGCAATGGTCGTGCCAATATAACAAAAGCATCATGCACATGAAAGACAACTTCCGCATCGAACGACTCTAGCAAATCATAAAGTTTTATAAGTTTATCAAGGCACACCAAAGATGCAGGTGCTTGGATGGCAAAATTTCTAGCACGATATTTCTTCTCTTTAAAAATTCGGTTTCTACCAAAATAATCAACTGAGATATCTGCTTTACAGGTTTGGTATCGTTCTACCCAAGATATTGCAGTTTTGAAATGGAGAGAGATACCATTATAAATATGGTCAGCCATGCTTGTCGAAACGCCCAGTTTCTTTGACAAAGCATTCTTAGACAAACCATAAACAACCGGCAAGAAAAAACTTTTACATAGCTTTCTTTGCTTGCTGTTTTCGCAATCAACTCCAAATATCTTTTTAAATATAGAACTATACAAGTCCTCGCCTGAATTAATCATGTCACCAAGCACGGCATCTTCAGAGAGCCATTGAAGTACACTTACCTCCATATGTCGATAATCAAAATGTAAAAATAAATCGTTAGGATAACGTGAACAAAGATTAAGTTTATCTTCGTTACTCAAGGTGTGAGGGTTGAAACTATTTTCTAGAACTTTAGAACAAAGTAATCTTCCGTTCGATTGGCCTTCAATTTGGTAGGCGGGAAAAACTTCTCTACGAAGTTCTTTGTTGATTAGGCCAACAGTTTCTATCCCAGGTAGTATTTTATTTATTAACGGCAAATGTATTTTTTTATATATTTTCTGGAGATCTTGCCACGATTTATTGCCCATCATAGACTGGATTCTTGCCTTGCATTCAGCCACCCCCTTAGGCGTTTGCCCCCTACAATCCAAAAAAGACTCCAAAACCTTCAAATCAAGAATTATTGCTTCCGTACTAAACGCCTTGCCAGAAACAGCTAAAACGTAGCTAAAAAAACTCTTAATCCCCCAGCAAAAAACAAGTTTTTCAGGTTTGAAAACAGATTGTTTCAGATAGGAAAAAACAGTAAATGCATTTTTCTTGTCAACTTTGATTTCAATATAGTCAGATTTACCGATGACATAAAAAACCACCCCGCCACCAACTGTGAAATCCAGGTAGCTGGGTGAGGACAAGAATAAAACTTCCTTGTCTTGAGATATCTTAGATAATTTTTCTATGTCCATAAATATTCAGATATAAAGCAAAATATTCCAACAAGATTGTAAATGAGATCAGAAAATTTTGCAACTATTTAAACAAGATTATTTCAGCGCACACAACGCCCCATGGGTTAAATGATTATTTCATTTAATCAAGATTAATTAAACAGAAAGAAATATTCTTAAAGAATAAGAGATATAACACTGTTAACAGAAGAAAAGATAAGATAATTATCTTTTACAATTGAATAACAAGAACAACAAGAACAAAGATCATTACTCTTCATTTGTTTGTTCAATAAGTTATTCAAAATAAACTTTCCTTCAATAATCTTGATCAATAATCAAAAAACTTAAATAGACTAATCAATTGCACCTGTTGAGAATTTCTAACTATAACCTCTAGCCTTCGTACTCATTACTTCGGAAGACACATTTACAACAAATTAATGTTGACCCTTTTCGGCTTAATTTCGGACTATAGCTCACTCTCATTCTCGGTCGGTGGAAAGAGCAGGACCAGTTGAAAGCCCTGTCGGGTTCCGGTTGATAACCGGCCACCTAGAGTTTTTGACAAGAAACCAATTTAGCGGGTACTGGCCAAGTTGCTTTCTTTGCCGTCATCGAAAGAACGGCTGTCAGTTAAATGTTAGTATTTGTTGTTTCTAGCGATAACGCAGTTTTTTTGTTTTTAAAGTTCAGCTTTAGTTTAGTTTGGTTCGGGGAAAGTTACATTGACAATATTAGAAAATAATTTAAAACATGTCTAGTCAAATAATTATTTTTAAGATGCGAGGCCTATTATGTCTGACTGGAATGAATTACACCATAAAGCAACTGTAGTTGATCTTCATACTCATCCTGCTCTTAAGTCAACCATATTCCACAGAAATTTGAGCGCCCCTCCAGGTAAATTTCTTCAACGATTCTTTAAGGAGAAATTTTGGCCCTTTAGCGGAAGAGTTACTTTTCCAAAAATGCAAGCTGGAGGCATGGATGTGCTTTTATCTACAGCATATGTTTTAGAACAAGGTTGGATAGATGACATATCTTTAATTAAATGGTTATTTAAAATAGCGCCAGGTGTTCGTAAAAAATTAGTTGATCCTACTTACTTTGATGCCACAAATATTATGCTAGATGAAATGGAAAAACAAATTGATCAATATAACAAAAATGCGAAAAAAGGAATGCGATTAGCTCGACTTGTGACCTCTGGTGATAAATTGCAAGAAGGAGTGGATAGTGGCGACATGTGTGTTGTTCATTCCGTAGAAGGCGCACATAGCTTACAAGATACACTTGCCGGAAAAAAACCAGGCGTTAACGGGTGGCCGGATTCCCCCGAAGTTGAAACAGAAATATTGTCTAATTTAGAACATTTCTTCAATAAAGGGGTTGCTTATCTGACTCTGGCACATTTTTATCCTAATCAATGCGCCAATCCGGTATTCCCATACCCAGAATATGGCGCCAAGCATTTGAAGTGGAGAAAAGTATTGGGGGAATGGGATGAAACCAAGGGATTGACCCCCATTGGAATTAAAGTAGTAGAAAAAATGCTTGATCTTGGAATGTTAATAGATGTTTCCCACTGTACGCTGGCAGCGAGAAAACAAATATATGACATAGTTGATTCTAACAATTATGAAAATTGCCTTCTTGCCACACACACAGGATGTTTTGAAGTAAATAGAATTACTTATAATATTCAAGATTGGGAATTAAAATGGTTTGCTGATCATGGTTGCGTGGTAGGAATAATATTTATGAATTATTGGATATCCGCTGTGGATAGTGGATTGGGTTTAAAACACATAGAACAAACATTAAATCACATCATAAATATTTGCGGGGCAGAAACACCGGCTCTTGGGACAGATTTTGACGGATTTACTGACCCTCCAGATGAGATAGTTGACATGTCGGAATTACCCAGATTAACTTGTTATTTAAAGGGTTTAGATTATAGTGATGACATTGTTAAAAAGTTTTTAGGTGGAAATGCCTTGAGAATTTTGTTAGAAGGTTGGAAAAAGAAATAGATAAGTTAAAGGAATAATATATGTGGCGCTTGGATGCAATTGTAGAACACAACATGACCCCGATTGAGGCTAAAGCAGTCAAAGTTGGGATTCTTTGGATGAAACTCTCTAAAGAAGTTTTTCCCGAATATAACCACATGAGGGTAAAAAGAGGAGATCCAAGAAAGTCAACATTGTTTCGCTATTGTTATAAGCTCATTAAAGAAACTAAAGGTCTTTTAGCTGACGATGAGTATAAACTTTATATAAAAGCACAGCTTGATGTATTAAAGACAATTACAGATGGTCAAGTTAATGCGATGATAACTCCAAATGTTATTGTTGGAGAAAAAGCATGGAAACGATGGTTGGTTTGGAAAAAAAGATATGATAAGAAAGCATTGGCTTCAAATACTAAAGAAGCAGGCATAAAATCTCATAAAGATTCACATACAATAAATGAATTAGAGAAAACTAAAAAATTCTTCTTAAGAATATTTGAAAATGACCTTAAAAAAGAAGATATTATTGAAGCAATTGAAAATCGTACAATGACACGATGGCTGATACAGGGGAAAGTAAGTCCGTATTATGCTGTGTTATCTCCTCTGATGAAGAAATACTTCAAAGACGAATCTAAGGTCAACTTTAACATCCCGTTTTATTCTGGGGGCATTACGGGGCCTGTAGAGGTAGAATACAGGTCTTTGTTTAGTTGCGAATTTTAATTTTTATATAATCTATCTTAGGAATTAACATCATTCCTCCGGGGCACCCTGGACAACATGTTTTAATGTCGTCTCCAAGAGGCTTCCCACAACAACTCGCCACTAATTTACTTTTTTTTTTGAAGCGTGCATTTCTTTCATTGCTTTACTTCTTTTTAATGACTTTTGTCGATGTCCATTTTTATTGAGAATTTCATATACATGTTGTTTACTGATGCCTAATTTTTGTGCAATTTCCAAAGGCCTCAGCCCATCTTCGTGCAAACTGAAAATATCGGCAACGAACTTGCCGTGGCTGAGTTTGTTTTTACAAACCCAGCAGGTATCTTCATTTATCATTTCATTTAATTGGAAAAAGTTCATTTTAGTTCTCAATAATATTTCAAAATTGTTGCCATAGTTTCTATTATTTCGTCATTACTTTGAGTTGAAACAAATTTCATAATGCAATCTGCGGGCATGATTTCCCACTTATTAGATGATCCCACTCCTGCTTCAACATTTGTATTAACAACTTTAAGTATTCCAGTGTCTTCTTCAAAAACTATATCAGTTTGATTTTGTATCACTTTTTTGTGGTCTGGTGCTTCTACTCCATGGCCTCTAACCGAAAAATGAATTACATAATGGTTGTCTTTTAATTTGTGTATTCCTTCAAAGATAAATATTGGTCTTGCTGTTGACCTTAGTCGATTTGCCATATCGACAATAAGCTTTTCCATATTCTCCCATTTATCCTTAGGAGTATCTAATTTTTTTTCATTAATCTTTAATACTTCTGACATAAGTTCGTTGGCAACATAAACTTCAAATCCTCCATATCCTTCTCTGTTTATTTGATATACTTTCTTTGACAGCCATTGTGGTGTACCTTGTAGATCATGAGTTAAACGTTCGATAAACACGTTGATTCCGGTGCCTAATCTTATTTTTATAGATCCTTCTCCTTCCCCCCATTGAACAACATCTACAAATTTCAAAGAAGGAACTTTTTCTCCCAATTTCTGCTCCGACAGAGATTTGCACATAGTTTCAACATTGAATTTATGTGTTGGCGTCTTTGCTTTAGGTTCTTTTCGTTGAACTTTTGGCTTAGAGTCAAACCCAAATATATCTTTCCATTCCATAAAGTCTTTATATCTCATAACATTATTTATCGTTTAAATCGTATATATTTTTATGAAATCATTTGAATCTTGGTTAGAAAACAAATTGTGGCTGGAAGATAAAAAGGTGGTAAAAGACACCATTCTTGGATTATTGGACTTTTTAGGAGATTCAGAAAAAGACAGACTTAATTTTCATGTGAACAATATTGATACTGATACTAAAAGAAAAATTAAGAATTTAGGTATTTTAACCAATATCAAGGATGATGACCCTGTTAAATATAAAGATATTATTGAAATACTTGACAAGGGGAGACAAACGGTATCTGAATTAATAGACAAAATATCATGACGGAATTTCTCCTGTGTAAACCAACTTTTTATGGTGTCAAGTATGAGATAAACCCATGGATGGACATTAAAAAGGCACCTAGTTGGGCTAAAGCAAATAGTCAATGGAGTAAGTTAAAAACAGTCATTTCTAAATGTAAAGCCAAGATACATTATTTAAATCCTTCTCCCGACCTCCCTGATATGGTATTCACAGCAAACGCAGGGATATTAAAGGGTAATACTTTTTTGCCTTCTAATTTTAGGCATAAAGAAAGACAAGGAGAAAAAGATCACTTCAAAAGGTGGTTTAAAAGCGAAGGGTATCAAGTTTATGAAGTGCACCCAGAGATCAATTGTGAGGGGGCTGGAGATGCTTTATTTGAAGGAAAAACTCTTTTTGCAGGTTATGGCATAAGAACCGACAAAGAGGCTTATGGCACGATATGTAAGGCCCTAGAGGTAGATGACTTAATTTTTTGTCAACTAGTTGATGATTACTTTTATCATTTAGACACTTGTTTTTGCCCTCTAGGTAATGGACATGCAATTGTTTATCCTAAAGCTTTTAGTTCGATTTCTTTAGAAAGAATGTCCAAAGAAATTGAATTGCATGAAGTTCCTATGAAAGATGCAAAGAAATTCGCTTGTAACGCTGTTGTGATAGATGACAAAGTTATAATTCCATCAGGTTGTGATAAAACTAGAAAGATACTTGAAGATTTAGGGATGATTGTGTTTGATGTAAATATGGATCAATTTATTCTTGCAGGCGGTGCTTGCAAGTGTCTTACTATTAAAATCTAAATAAGTTTTTTAAAACTTTTATTGCCAATAATGGATTTTCTTTAAATCTCCTTAATGAATATTCATACCAACTATTGCCAAAAGGAACATAAACTGATGTTTTGTGCTTGTATTTGACTTCGTCTATGAATGGGATCACATGTTTTACTCCAAATAAAAATTGATATTCTACATCATGACCAAACCACCTTTTGGCCAATCTTAGATCGTGTGTGGCCACCGCAACTTGGCAATTGTTTTTTATTAATTCTTTAACTATCCCTGTAAAATTTGTAAGTACATTTGTTCCGCTTAAAGAGAAGTTCCTATTTTCTTTATATGCTCCTTTGCAGACTCGCACATGTATGTTTTTAAGTCTGCCTGCGTCAGCCAAACTTCTTTTTAAATTGGCCTGTAAAACACAACCAACTGGGTATTTTTCATTTATTTCTTTAATTAAAACCAGTGTTCTTTCTGTGTATTTTGAATCTTCCATATCCACAGTGAGTTGCTTTTTTTCTTTATCGCACGCAGCCGCAATCTCAAGCAAGTTATCTCTACACTTCCAATACCCTTTAAGCATTCCAATGTTTGTTAGTTTGACGGATAGAGATGATTTTGTATTCTTTGATAAGTCTACAACTTCTAAATATTTTTCCAAATTGTCTCTTGCTTCTTTATCTGATTCCCCTAGTAGATCATACACTCCGTAGATGCTTCTCTCATTTAAATGTTTTACAACGTCCTCTGCATCTTTAAACGAATCTCCTGCGATGTATTGTTCCGCTATTTTTTTAACAAGTTTTTTAGGAACGAGTTTAAGTATGTTCATAGATTTGCTGGGTCGAACGAATTGGGATTTGTTTCTGACCCTCCGAAATAGTGAATGCTTACGGCAATAGTTTCGATGCCGAGATCTTTTGCTGCTCGCATTCGATGATTTCCTTCATTGATTTTAGTTTCTCCATTATGAAAAACATTCACCTGAATGGGGTTTTTGTAGAGAACTTTAGGATCGTTTTTCAAGACTTCTCTCCAGTGTTTATATTTTTCTGGTATTACATTTTTATGTTCATCATTTTGACCGGGTAGTCTTTCAACATGTTTGATTGGTATAATGACAGTGTTGTATTTGGCTGTGATACTTGTTTTGTTATGCTTAAGCCATTGTGGGTCATTTGGGTTATCGGACCAGAATCCTAGTTCATCACGCTTCGCTGCTCTTTCAGGCGTTATTTCTTTTTTTCCAAACCATTGTGAAAACGTTTTCATGATGATTTCCTATTAAAATTCAACATATCAATATATATCTTTATGGAATTAATAATCGTTAGACACGGAGAAAGTGAGTATAACACTGACATTTCCGAGAGTTTAGATAGCAGTCTGACTACTGAAGGTATTTTACAAGTAAAAAAGACAGCCGAGTACTTAAAAAAAATTGATTTAAGTGAGTTTGAAGGAATAACGTCGCCTTATTTAAGAACTCTTCAGACTGCTAAAATTATTCAGGGGGAAACGGACATTCCGTTTCGAGTAGACAATGGCCCTGCTGAATTGACAATTTACTATTATGACATTGATTTTTTAGATGTTCCTAAGCGGGACTTTGAGTTTGATTGGCCGTCTGATTGGGATGGAAGATTTGCTGCCAAAGAAAATTTAGACGACTTTCTTTGTAGAATAGAATCGTTTTTATCTGGCTTAGACAAGAATAAAAAATATTTGATTGTTTCACACGGATCTCCAGTACATACTATGTCTAATTTAATGCAAGGCATTAAAGAAGTCCCAGAGTGGACAGATTCGATAGCTAATTCTAGTATAACTTGGTTAGAAAATGATAATTTGAAATGTCTTTCTAAGGTGGTTTATGATTAATTTTTCAAAATGGATAGAATCTAAAGAATCTAAGATTCTTTACATAATGCGTGGGGTTTCTGGATCTGGCAAGAGCACGTTGGCCAATAGCCTTGCTGACCCTTCTGGCATTTTCTCTACGGATGATTTTTTTGGGCATGGAGATGAATATATTAAGAATTTTAATCCATCTAAACTGGGAAAAGCTCATCAATGGAACCAAGATAGAGTTATTGAAGCCATGTCAAAAGGAATCAATCCTATAGTAGTTGACAATACTCACACTCAAGCTTGGGAAGCAAAACCATATGTAAAAGCCGCTCTTAAAAACGGTTATGAAGTCATTATAAAAGAGCCAAATTCTCCTATGTGGAAAGTGGTTCTAGATACTATAGAAAAGGATGGAGATCTTGATTCGGTGGCTGCGAAACTTTCTAGTTTGAATAAGCATGGTGTTCCAAAAGAGGCAATTGAAAGAATGCTTCGAAGATATGAGCCGAATATTACTGTGGACAAGATATTAGATTCTAAGTCTCCTTTTGATAAATAAACTGATTAAAAATCAATTTTTTCTTTTGTGGTTACATCATGACCTTCTTTGGTCAAGATTCTTATTCTCTTTCTAGAATGCTCAAGAAGATAATCATTTATATTAAAAATAAAATCATAGTATTGTAATATCTCTTTATCGTCTGCCGTTCTTAATCCACGACCCATTCTTTGTATTATTTGATGGTCTGCCTGTCCTCCTGCGGCGTTGATTAGGTTGTGTGTGAAAACATTGATCCCAGAGTTAAAGATGCCTTGCGTTGCTATGGCTATAACATCATCTTTAGATTTTTGAAGTTGTTTGATTACTTCTTTTCTTGTTTCAATGTCATCTTTACCTTGCACCCACAATGAATTCGGCAACAAACCTTGCAAAGCATCTCCGTGAGCAAGTCGATCAACCAATATTAAAGTTCTTCCTTTCAAGCTGGTGGCTAATCGTGAAACAATTTCATGGAAGTGCCACGATTCGGCAATTCCATGAGTGACAGCATCAAGATAAATGTCATAGGGCAGTTGAGGTTCATCAATAGGATAAAAAGTTGCTTTAGATGGTGCCAATATGTCTCTATCTTGTAAACTTTTTGTGGTAAGGACGCCAGTTTCAGAGGCTTTGGTTTTTAGTACTGGCCCAAAGAATCCTTTGACTGAATATTTTTGAGTTTTATCTTTCCCTCCAAATTTGAATGGTGTGGCACTCAAGGCGATCCGCACGCCAGCAGATTTAAGCTTTTTATATATTGTCTTTGGTCTTTTGCTCATGTTTTCATGAATTTCATCCACTATAACCACTTGTATTTTTGGGAGCAATTTTTCTATTTTATGCAACGATTGTACGGTTGCACAGGTGATCATGTTTGGTTCTTTATATTTGTCATATAATCTTCCTACATCTTTAAATCCCCATTTTTTAATTTCTTCATAGTTTTGAGATACAAGGCTTTTCCTGTTGGCTAATACTAAAGTTGGGGTGTTAGGCGGGATTGCCTTCAAAGTTCCAACCATTATGAATGTTTTGCCTGAAGATGTTGGGGAATAAATTATCCCTCTTTTATTTTTTATTATTTGATTTATGAAATCTACTTGGTAATCATGCAAAGTTATATTGTTGCCCAAAAAATCTTCGTCAATGTTTTTAACTTTAAATTCAATTTCTTCTCGGCAATCTTCTATTTCAAATTCTGATTCTAATATTTTTAATGCGGTTGTTACTTCTGGTAGCAATCCGGTAAGAAATTTACCAGACAACTTATTGAAAAATTCAGTATATCCATCCCATAATTTTTGTTTATACAAACGACTGTGGAAATAGTTTTTTTCTCTAAACCTTAATGAACTCCAAAGTTTTGTTTTTAGTTCATTATCTTCAGAGATTAACCAAGAATAATCATTTTTTATTTTAAGCAAATTCATATTTATATTGTATCAAAATCAAGATACCCTGTCAGGGTAGTCGGTAATAATTCCGTCTACCCCCATTCTTGTAAAATGTTCAATTTCTTCAACATCATTAACTGTAAAGACAAAAATTTTCAACCCTATGTCACGCAATTGGATGAACACATCTTTTTTAAGGCAATTTTTTTCTAAGCCAATTGAATAAAAACTTAATTTATTCAACTCTTTGGCTTGCTTCGCTGTCACTTCCATGGCCAAGTATCCTAATCTTACGTCAGGAAGAAATGAATTAAATGTTTTAAGTTCATTTATTTTAAAACTTGAGACAAGAATATTATCTAAATTCCATTTATTTGACTTAAGCAATTCCGCCGTGGCCGCTCCTGCGCCTTCAGAAACCAATTCAATGTTGACTTGGCATTGTTGATTTATATAATCAAGTGTCTTGGATAGTGTTGGTATTGTTTCGTTTTTCCCCGCATCTAATGATTTAATTTCTTCTATAGTTTTAAACTCAACAAGGCCTTCACCGTTAGTGGTTCGCTTCAAATCATCATCGTGAATTATCACCAACTCCCCAGTTTTACATAATCGAGCATCAAATTCAATCATGTCCACTTGTAGTTCAAGTGCTTTTTTAAATGCCAATATAGTATTTTCTGGTTCATACCCACTGGCTCCTCGATGTGCTACTTTAAACATATATTATTTACCCTCCATTTAAAGAATACATCGATCTATGAAAATTAAATTTAATTTGTTAAAAAAATTTGTTTCACATGTTTTTGTCAAATTAGGAGTTTCTTTAGAAGATAGTTTAATTGTATCGGACGTGATAGTCAAAGCTGATATGTATGGTTTTAATACCCATGGGGTGAGTCGATTAAGGTATTATATACAACGAATATATGACGGAATTCAAAATTCCTCTACGTTATTTCAAATAGTTAATTCCAATCGTGCCGTTGCTGTTGTTGATGGGAATAATGGCATGGGACAAGTTGTTGGATATAATTCAATGAATATGGCAATTGAAAGGGCGTCTGAATATGGAGTGGGATGTGTAGTTGCCAAAAATTCCTCTCATTTCGGGATATGCGGGTATTATTCTTTGATGGCTGTTGAAGAGGACATGATAGGTGTCGTTTTCACTAATGCTCGGCCTGCTGTTGCTGCTTTTGGTGGGGATAAATCTATTCTAGGAACTAACCCGTTTTCTATTGGGATGCCTTCTAACACACACCCTTTTCTTATTGATTGTTCCACTTCTATTGTTCAGCGAGGAGATATTGAAGTATGGGAAAGAGAGGGAAGACCTGTTTCCAAGGACGTGGCAATTCCAGAGACTGAGAATCCGACTGATTTGTTAAAATTATTGAACGTTGGACAAGCCGCTTTAAAAACCATAGGAGGGCACAAGGGATATGGATTGTCTGTGGCCATAGAATTATTTTGCTCCGCACTCAGCAATGGGTCTGCGTTGGGTGAATTACGAGGTCATTATGAGGGGTTGAAAGGAACGTCATATGATATGGGTCACTTTTTTTTAGTCATAAACCCTTCACATTTTATAGAAATTGAATTGTTTAGGAACAAGGTTTCTGAAGTTAGAGACGAATTGAAGAAAACAGGAAATTGTGTATTGGTTCCGGGCGACATTGAGTTTGAAAATAAATCAGATAAAATTGAAATCAATTCCGACCTATATAATGAGATTAAAAATATAGCATTACAATTTGATTATAATTTAGAGGTTGATGAGGTATGAAATTATCCGCCAGAGTTCCAGAATCCGTTAAAAATGGTTTTTTTTGCACAAGCGTAATTGTTGTTACTGGATCTCATGAGTTTATCTTAGATTTCGTACAAGGCTTTGAAACTCCTGCCGTGATATGCGCTCGTGTTATAATCCCACATGCTGTAATGGGTTCATTTTCTGCGGCACTTAAACAGAACTTAGAAGATTATGAAACTGCGCATGGCCCATTGCCCGTCGATAAAAAAGTAGAACCTTTGAAAGTAGAAACCGTAAAAGAATCCACCTCTCCTACGCCTCAAGAAGTTTATGATGATCTGTCTATTACAGATGAAACTATAATGGGATTCTATGCGAATGGAATTATGATGCGATACACCGATGCAGAGTTTAAGTTTGACTTTTTATCTAATTTTGTGCCGAGAGCGACAGTCAATTGCAGAATTTTTATGAGCGCTGTTCAAACAGCTAGAATGTCTGATACCATCTCTAGCACTTATGCTGCCTTTTTAAAGTCTTAAACTCCCGCAGCAGATTTAGCGGCTGGAGCCACTCTATATTCGTTGACCTGACTCCGCTGCCTTGGCATCTAACTTTGCCGACCCTGCTCTGGCTCTGGCAGCGGCGGCTGGATCTGGCTTTCCACGCATGGCTGTACTGGTGGTTTTAGGTGCTCTGGGTTGCGTTTTCTCCCAATCCCCAACACCCTTGTCACTCAGCGGGAATCCTCCTGGAACGGTTTTCGCAGCGTGAAGTCTGGCACGGTATGCATTGAGTTTTTTTATAATAGGAATGAATTCTCTCGATAGTTCATCACCACCTAATTTTCCAGCGTCGGTTAAATTGGAAATTGCATTCTTAATCATTGGGCCAGGATCTTTTCCTTTTCCCATCGCTACACTTAAGGCTCTTTTCCCACCTTCTATAGCTCCTCGTCCAACACCACTGACGGCGGTATCTAAAGCACGTTTTCCAACGGCAACGCCAGCGTCTACAACGCCTTTAGCGGCTCTTCCAGCCAAGTTTCCTAAAACCCCTTCTTCCATAACACCTTGAGATTCTAGGTATTCTAATATTTGTACGGCTTCTTCAATGTTTCTATTAATGCAATATTTTTTAAAGGTCATTGTTTTCTCCTAATATCTAAGTATATTATTTATACTTTGATGTGTTTTTTTGATGTTAATCTACAGCCACAATTGGCGTAGCATTTGCGTCAGTCGTAACAGTCTTAGACGCATGCACTGTGGTGCCATTTGTTCTTTTTATCTTCCATGTGGAACCTGCAATACTTGATTCTAAAGTTGCTAGTATAATTGTTGCCAATGAATGTTCTGGTGCTGTGGCTTCAACATTAGAAACATTTCTTTGTAGTATAGCATCTGCTATTTCATTTACGGCATCTGTCTCCAAAGAGCCAGAAGTTATAGGTCCTGTAACTTCAACTCCATTTTCTACAGAAATTGTTTGTTGGGCTATGACTACGTCAGAATCAGAATCATCATGTATTCTGATTTTTATCTTATGAGTTCCAAGTCCACTTACACTTGCAGAATATGAACCTTTATTTTCGTTACTGCCTTCAGTGAGAGATATTTTTTTGTCGCTTAAACTAGGTGACGATTCGTAAGCACTGGTGCTATTGTTCCAAAAATCACCACCAGATACTCGCTCAATTGTTGCGAATAATGTCTCATCAGGGAAATCAGCGATAGTAATATCTAATGGCATTATTCAGGATCTTCCTCTGAGGTGATAAGACTTTCATTGGATGCGACCAGTGCATCCCATTGAGCTAAGGCATTTTCAACAGCTTGTTCTTTTGCGACTGTTATGGAATAAGCCTTAACAATTTCCGAAACGAAATCTATAACGACTTGCCTCGTGAATTCTCCCTTTGACATTGGATTTGGTATTTTTTGAGGATTTGACCCACTTATTACTTCTTCTGGGTTGAATTCAGGGTTATCTATCTCTTCTAAATATCCATATTGAGAACACGCAGCATTGTGAACCAATTCTTGTAATTCATTGGGGTATGTAAAGGTTACGCTAGGCATTTTTATTCCTTCCTGAGTATTTACTAATATATATGAAGGCCTTAGGCGTTTCTGACTATTCCCAACTCTGATTCTAATCCTTTTATATCATTGACGACTCCCTGCTCCATTTCGTTGCTCACTTTTAATTTGAAGAAATCTATTCCGTTTGCATTTTGTTTAAATGTTGCCGCTTTATTTTTATAGCCTAGCAATTCTAACATATAAAGAGTTCTTAAACATTTCTTGCACTCTGTGCAATTATAGTCTTGATTTTTATTAACATAACAAACTCTTAAATGTTCTAAACATTTGATATCATAATTGGTAATGAACTTTACTTTTTCTGTCCTTCTTATATCTCCATTGTGCTTGATATTAAACATGCTAGATGAATAATGTTCATCTAGCATGAAATGTGAACCCCATTTAAATTCATCTTTTGACTCAAAGGTGCTTGGTATAATTAAATCATCAAAGATATTAGATAATCCATATGCGATATTGAATATAGCCGCCCCGTGAAAGTAGTACGCCCAATCAAATCCTTTACCATGATCTATTTTATTTTTTAATTCTGTTTCACATAAAATTAATTCTTTTTCATATATTTTAGATATTTCTTTTAAGCTTTTTATGGTCATTCCCAATAAGGTTTCTTGATGTTTTTTAACATCAAAACCAATTATAAATAAAATGCTGTCTAAATTGTTTATGTTGGAATATAATGTGTAAAAACTATCAACACCTAGTGTAAAAGCTGCTATGTTTTTATTATGTAAAGTCTTGGTAGAACGTGTCGTATTTGGTGCATGTATATTTAAATTTAATTTGTCATTATTATGTAATCTTTTAAATACATCTACTAGATTTTGTACGTTATCTAAATATTTTTTATCAACTGGTATATCTGTTTCGACTCTGCTTCCTGTTAAAATGCAATGCGGGATAAATATACTAATTAATCCCTCTATGCCTGTATACAAATTATCAATTTTTGATAAAAACTTATTTGTAAATGAATATTTTTTATTATTGTACAAATATTCATATGTAATCGTGCTGAATGTGTCGTGAGTTTCAACAAGTGGTTGTAGTATTCGGATTTTATTCATTTGACAAAGTTATATCTGATCTATGTAAACCGTTGCCCGCAGCAGGTTTCTTATAATATCATGTCCATCTGGCATTATTCTTGACGCATCTACTATTGGGTGACTTAAAAGATGTTTCTCTTTTTCTAGTAAGTCTAAAAATTTTCCATAATTAGGATGTTCTTTATTGGATAGATCTTTTTCTTTAAACCTTTCTATTCCGCCACCAAGATCCGGCCAATTTTTAAGCATGGTAAGATTTACTCTAGTTGCGTTGTTGTCTATTGCTCTCTCTATGAAAAGAGGGATATCTGTAAAATTGTCTGATTGAACTATCATGTTAAGAATGAATTGTTTTCCTAGTTTGGATATAAATTTCATTGCATAATCCATATCTTCAAACTTTCCACCTAGTCTCGTTTTTTCATATATCTTTTTACTAGCGGCATCAACGCTCATTTTTATTCGAGTTATATTGTCATGTAGATGATTGATTGAGTCCCAATATTTTGGAATCAATAATCCATTAGTAAATATTTCTATGTCAGGATTGTTGTATTCTTTTATGTCTAGAGTCTGCAATATTTTCAACCAAGCTGGGCTGGCAAATGGATCACCAGACCCAATGGCAGAGAAAAATTTTATACTTTCCTTAAAAGTTTCTAGCACTTTTTTGGTTTGTTTAAATATTTCTTCTTGACGTTTTTCTATTATTGGCTTTGATCTGCACGACCAACAATGTAGATTGCAGGTCATATCGTTTGCAAAAACAATCGTCGATGGGCCTTTCTGCATTATGGGGGTCATGGAATCATTTTTAATTTGCATGCCTTTTGGTTTAGTTAAAAACAAAGGACAATTTAGACACAGTGATTTGTCTTTATTCAGCCAAGCTTCTCTTAATTTCTGAAATTTGTCGTGATTCCACACGTCCCATAAATTTTCATATTCTCCCTCAACAATGACCTTAGACGAGTCTGAAAACCAACTAGGGCAACAAGATATATAACTTCTGGGATGAACATGCAAAGTCCTGAAAGGGTTTATACAGAATTGCATTTAATTGCCTTGTATCCAAAATTTTCACAATCTTTATTTGCCCACCCAGAGTTTACTTCGTTTATCACTTCATCTTGACAATACCACTCTGATATCACATTAGGATCATGATACCTTGGCAGCAAATCAACTTTAGTTGAAAGCAATTGATTTAAATCATCTTCAATTGATTCATATTTTATGGTTGCATATCTCTTAATACCATGATCTGATAAAAAATCAGTTATCGTTTTATTGTCAATCCATGAATCCGGTCTTTTAAGTACATATTGGCTAAATGTTTTTATATTTTCAATTTCGTTCTTTTTAAGCCACCACTCATAATGCCTGTATAATCCAATCAACCTATCATAAGGATCTCTCACCACCACTACAATTTTACACCCTTCATGTTTCCACCCTGTGGGTATTTCGCTGTAATGATGATTGACGTTGCCTGTGTATAAACAAGGCCCTATGACCCATTGTCCCCCATAATCAGCCGAACATAAAGTCTTATGCAAATTGCCGCTGGCGGTGTGAGGAGGGGTTATTATCGCAATTTTTCTTTCTGGAAAATAAATCATAAAACTTTTGTTAACACCTCATAACGAGGTTTGTCCAGCGGCATCCAAGGGGGGCTAACCACTCCTCAAACATTGCTAGGTTTTTGTGATAGTTTATAGGAAGTAGAGTCGCCTTGGTTTTCATGCCTAAAGAACATATCGCAAGATGCAACCTATCTGTGGTGATCTCCTCAAACTGACCTGCGAGCTTCCAATAATCTTCGGGGGTGTGGCAAAACGTGG